CCCGGCTGACCTGGACTAATAAGGTGCAAATCAATCCAAATCAGTTCAAAACGGACATACATCAATCCACATTGATGCAGATTCTCCTTTTATTAGTCCAGGTCAGCCGGGGGCTAATTGAAGAAGGCACTTAAAGGGGCAACCAAGCCGCGCTTGCAGAATGCGCCGCTAAAAGGAAAGTCCAGGCTACCTGAGGTCAAGAAGTTCCTTGATGATCTAAACCTTACGCTGCTGCCTTGGCAGGAATATGTGCTTAAGGATTTGCTGGCAATAGATAAGGCTGGTAAATGGCGTAGAAAGACAAGCTTGCTGCTAGTAGCACGTCAAAATGGTAAAACACACCTAGCACGTATACGCATCCTTGCCGGTTTGTTTGTTTTTGGCGAAAAGAATATAGTGGCTATGTCATCTAACAGGGGTATGGCTTTAGATACCTTTCGCAAGGTAGTTGAAGTCATTGAGGATAACCCAATGTTGATGGCTCAGGTAAAGCAAATCCGCGTGGCTAATGGTCAGGAATCAGTAGAGCTTCTTAATGGGGCTAGATATGAGATAGTCGCGGCAACAAGAGATGGTAGCCGTGGTAAGACCGCGGATTTGCTATACATTGATGAGTTACGTGAGATTGATGAAGATTCTTGGACAGCTGCTAAGCCTATTACTAGGGCTAGGCCAAATAGTCAGATATTTATGACTAGTAACGCCGGGGATGCCTATTCAAGCGTATTGAATGACTTACGATCTAAAGCATTGTCATATCCACCCCCTACAATGGGTTATTGGGAATATAGCGCGGATGATTTTGCCAAGATAACCGATAAGAGCGCCTGGTATCAGGCTAACCCAGCATTGGGCTACCTAATTGATGAATCAACCATTGAAGAAGCAATAGCCACATCTAGCGTTGAAGCTACGCGCACCGAAACCCTTTGCATGTGGATTAGCGCGCTTAAATCGCCATGGCCACATCAAGCATTTGAGGATTTAGGCTTTGCTGAACTAAAACTAGAGCCAGGCAGGCTGACTATATTTGGCATGGACATATCGGTTAATAAAAAGATGGCAAGCCTAGTTGCTGGTCAGATTATGGATGATGGCAAGGTTGGCGTGGGTGTCATAGCCCAATTTGAAAGCCAAGTAGCCATAGATGAACTTAAAATGGCTATTGAAGTCAATGAATGGGCTAAGCAATACAAACCAAGGATGATTTGCTTTGATAAGTACGCCACCATGAGCGTAGCTGAGCGGTTAAGCCAATCAGGCCACAAAATACAGGATATGTCTGGAACTGTGTTCTATCAGGCTTGCTCTGATCTATATGACAGCATAGTAAACGCTAGGATTGTTCATGCAGGCCAGCAAACCTTAGTAGATAGCATGAATAACTGCGCGGCTAAGGAATCGGATGCCGGTTGGCGTATCGTGCGCCGTAAGTCGGCTGGGGATGTGTCAGCTGCCATCTCATTAGCCATGGTCGTGCATCAATTGTTAAAGCCACAAAGCAAACCGCAAATCTATGTCTAAAATGCTAGATATGTCCGTTTTGTGTGCTATCATTAAACGATGGGTCTACTAGATCGTTTTCGCCCTGCAAAAATAGAGGCGCAACTTGCACCGCCGTTAATGACGGATTCTTTTAATTATTTTTTACCATTAGCATTTAATCCAGTAGGCAGAGAAGAAGCTATCAGCGTACCTTCAGTTGCTAGGTGCAGAAACCTTATTGCTGGAACAATCGCAACGTTCCCACTTTGCTTATACAAAAAAAGCACAGGCGAAAAACTAGGCAAGCCATTATGGCTAGAGCAACCAGCTACAGCGCAACCAATATCTGTAACATTAGCTTGGACAGTAGATTCACTATTATTTTTTGGCGTTGCATATTGGCGCGTAACTGAAACTTATTTTGATGATGGCAGGCCAGCAAGATTTGAATGGATTGCACCAGGTCGCGTTTCATTTGATAGCGATCCTGTAAGCCAATACATAACACGCTATTACATTGATGGCAAAGAAGTGCCTATGTCTGGCCTTGGCTCATTAATTACATTCCAAGGATTAGATGAAGGCGTATTAGCGCGTGGCGCAAGAACTCTACGTGCTGCAATTGATTTAGATAAATCAACAAGCGTTGCAACTGCAACCCCAATGCCTTCAGGTGTTATCAAGAACACCGGTGCAGATTTAAGCAAAGAAGAAGTAGACGGCATATTAGCCGCATGGAAGTCGGCACGATCACAGCGCGCAACAGCCTATCTGACAAGCACTTTAGATTACGTGCCGACTAGTTTTAGCCCTAAGGACATGGGCTACGTTGATCTAATACAAAATATGAGTACGCAAGTAGCACGTTTAATGAATGTACCTGCATATTACATAAGCGCAGATATGAATAACAGCCTTACGTATTCTAACGTTCAAGATGAGCGTAGGCAGTTTGTTTCTCTATCTCTAGCGCCTTACTTGCATGCCATTGAAGGCCGACTAAGTATGAATGACATTACAGCATCAACTAACATTGTTAAGTTTGATGTAGAGGATGCTTTCTTAGCAGTAAATGCAATAGAAAGATTAACTGTAATTGAGAAACTGTTATCACTTGGTTTAATTACAGTAGAACAAGCCATGGAAATGGAAAACCTATCACCGAATGGAAACGAAAATGCACCTAACATTTACTAGCGATTTAGAATGCTCAATTAGTGAGCGCACCATCTCTGGCAAAATTGTGCCGTTTGATGGTGAGATTGGGCAGACATCTGCTGGCAAGGTTGTATTTGAAAAAGGATCTATTGAGATTCCAGATAGCCCTAAGCCAAAACTTTTGCTTGAGCATGATGCAAAGAAGCCAATTGGCCGCATGGTGTCTTACAGAGAAGATGAAGACGGCATGTATGCCACATTTAAAATTAGCAACACGACACGCGGAACAGATGCATTAATTGAAGCATCTGAGCAACTACGTAGCGGCCTATCAGTTGGCGTTGAAGTCATTGATGGCAAGCGCGAAAATGGCGTATATCGTGTACTAAAAAGCAAGATGGAAGAAACAAGTCTTGTTCAAGCTGCTGCGTTTAAAAGCGCGGAAGTTTTGAGCGTTGCTGCATCTGAAGATGATGCTGCAAAAGAAATAACAACCCAAAACGAAAGCGAGGCCGTTGTGGAAGACACAACAAACGCCGTAGCCGTTGCGCCTGAGGTTGAAGCCCCTGCGGTGGAAGCTTCGCGCCCAACAGTTACAGCACCAATTTATGCCAAGCCACGTTTAGAGTTTACCAAGGCTAAGTACCTTGAAAACACTCTACGTGCAAAGTTCCTTGGCGATGAAGATGCAGCGATGTATGTTCGCGCTGCCGATAACGAAACAACTACTGCGCCTGGCATGGTTCCAACACGTCAGCTAACAGAGGTTATTAACCCATTATCAAATGCAGACCGCCCTTACGTTGATGCAATTTCAAGAGGCACACTACCTGATGCAGGTATGACATTTGAGATTCCAAAAATTACAGCAGTACCAACTGTTGACCAGATTGATGAGAATCAGGCAATTGCAGATTCACAATTAACCGCTTCATATCTCAGCGTATCTGTCAAGCCTTTCAAAGGTCGCGCAATTACTACTGTTGAGCTTATTGATCGTTCAAGCCCTGTTTTCTTTGATGAGCTTGTACGTCAAATGGAGTTTGCTTATGCAAAAGAAACTGATGGCTTTGTCCAACAGGGTCTTGCATCAGGTGGCGTTCTAAACGCAACTGCAACAACTGAAGACAAAGACGGATTGCTTACCTTTATCTCAACAGCAGCAGCAGCAATCTATAAGGGAACACTAGGCTTTGCACGTAATCTTGTCGTATCTCCAGAACAATGGGCAAAGATTATGTCTTACAATGATGGTGGCCGCCCAATTTACATTGCAGCTAACCCACAGAATGCTGGCGGAGCAATTTCACCAGATTCAGTACGTGGAACAGTTGCAGGTCTAAGCCTTTATGTAGACCGCTTAAACACCGGAACTGGTAATACTGGTCTAGGTGATTATTCAATGGTTGCAATCAATCCAGATGCGTATCAATGGTTTGAATCACCACGCTTCCAGCTACGCACTAACGTAAACAGCGATGGAACAATTGACTTGCTGTACTACGGATATGGTGCATTAGCTACCAAGGTTGGCGCTGGTGCAAACTGGTTCAACAAGTCCTGATCTAACTAACTAGATCGTAGAGTTACCCCGGCGCACAGCCCTTGCGCCGGGGCTAACATTAGAAAGGAAAGACAATGCCTGCAACATACGTAACTGAAGCGGAACTTCGTTCTGCCCTTGGCATTGGTGCTTTATACAGCTCAGCAGTAGTGGAAGAATGCTGCCAAGCAGCAGAAAACGTTGTAAAAAGCAAATTGTGGTTTAATACAGTTTCGGTAGTTGCTACAGAATTAACCAACAATTTAGCGACACTTTACACAAACGTACCGCATCAATTTAGCATCGGGCAGACAGTTACAGTTACGCACAGCGGTGCGACATTTAATGGATCACAAACGATAACCGATACAGGCTCATACACAATTACTTTTGCGCTAGTAGCAGCAGATCAAATTAAGTTTCAGTTACAACCTTTTGGGTCAGTTACAGGTGCAAACACATTTCATAATTACGCTACATTGCCTGAAGTTAACCTAGCTTCTCTTATGATTGCTGTTGACATTTGGCAGGCTCGCCAAGCTTCAAATGCTGGGGGCATCTCACCAGACTTTCAACCTTCGCCGTATCGCATGGGCAATACTCTAATGGCACGTGTTCGCGGTTTACTTGCGGATCACTTAGCGCCGGGCGGTCAAGTAGGATAATGTCAGCAATCTCTACCCTACGAGGAACAATCGCAACCGCGCTAACTGATGATACGGCGTGGCAGGTGTTTTCCTTCCCACCTGCCACACCGCTTGCTAATAGCATCGTGGTACAGCCTGGCGATCCCTATATTGAGCCAAGCAATGACCATTACAAAGCAATCAAGCCTAAGGTCAACTTTAAGCTTATAGTGTTAACCCCTATGTTTGATAACCAAGGCAACCTAATTAACATTGAAGATTATTACCTGAATATAGTAAATAAGCTGGAAGCATCATCAATTGCGTATACAATTGGTACTTTCAGCGCACCAGCGGTCTTAACCGGAACAGCAGGAGATCTGTTGTCCGGTGAAGTATCAATCAGCGTTCTATCCGATTGGAGCTAAAACATGGCTGATGTAGACAAAGAACGCGAGGCTTTCCTTGCCAAAATTGGCCAAGTAGAGCTAAGCGAAAAAGCACCAAAACCAACAACTAAGAAAGATGAGGAATAGCAATGGCTGTTTTTCTTAATAACAAAGTTGGTCTTAAGATTAACGCTGTTGATCTGAGCGACCACGTAACAAGCGTTACACTTAATCAGGCAGCAGATGAGCTTGAAGTTACCGCTATGGGCGATACAGCTCACAAGTTTGTAAAAGGCTTGGAATCTGGAACGCTAACTGTTTCATTCTTGAATGACACAGCATCAGCAAACGTAATGGCAACTCTTCGCGCAGCATTTGGCACAACTGTTGCCGTAAAAATGCTTCAGGAGAAACTAACTGCTGTCGGTGCAACCAATCCGCTTTACACCTTTGATATTTTGGTCAATAACCTGACCCCAATCAATGGTGGCGTTGGCGATATTGGAACACAGGACATCACCTTTACGCTAAACTCTGTTGTAACGATAGCCGACACCGGCACGTTCTAATTTAACAAAGGGGCAAAAATGGCAAGTCTTAAAGTTGTAAGGGCAGATGGCACGGAAAGTATCCACGAGATAACACCTGCTGTTGAATATGCTTTTGAGCAATATGCTAAGAAAGGCTTTTACAAGGCTTTCAGAGAAGATCAAAAGCAGAGCGATATTTATTGGCTTGCTTGGGAATGTCTGCGTAGAGCAGATGCTCCAGAGGTTTATCCATTTGGGGATAAGTTTCTAAGCACTTTAAAGGCTGTTGAAGTTCTTGGTGATGATTCCCCAAATGGCTAACGCGTGATTCCTATACGTACAGAATAGCCCAGCTAGCTGTACATACAGGGATTGCGCCTAGTGAGTTTATTAATATGGATAGCAGTATGTTAAGAGCTATACAAGAAGTGCTAAAGAAACAGGCGGAAGATAGGAATCATGCCAGTAGAGGTAGAAGGTCTAGAAGGGTTTAGGAAAGCCCTGAAAGAATTAGCACCTAATATAGCCAAGGAAATGAACAATCAGATCAAGGCTCAATTAAGTCCTATTGTTCAAGATGCTAGAGCTAAAGTGCCTGCGTTTGTTTTTGGCCCACCAAACAATTGGTCAAACAATCCCGGTAGCGGTTTTCCAGAATATAACCCATCGCTCATTAGAGCTGGGCTTGTTTATTCTATGGCTGGTCAAAAGAAAACCAAAGGTGGCTTTAAGTCTATGATTAGCCTACTGAACAAAAACGCTGCCGGCGCAATTATTGAAACAGCAGGCAGAACTAATCAATACGGCAGACCTACAAGCCACATGGTACCTATTGGTATATATGGTCGCACAATGCGTGTCAAGACCACTAAAGATAGTCAGAGCAATAATCCAGATGCAGGCAATATGATGATTAATAGGCTAGATGCTCACGTTGGAGAATTAAAGAATTACAAAGCAAGCAACCCTAAAACCCGTGGTCGTTTACTTTATGCAGCTTATGCAGAAAACCAAGGCAAAGCGGTTGCAGCTATTATGAATGCTATAAACAAAGCAAGGGAAGATTTTAACAGGCAATCTGTGCTTTATGATTACAAGAAGGTGGCTTAATGAGTACTAACATTGTTGTTCGCATCATTGGCGAACTTAAAGATGCTGGATTTATCAAAGCTGAAAAACGATCATCTGCATTAGAAAAAAAGTTTGATAAATTAGGAAAGACGGCTAAGCGCACATTTTTGGCTATTGCCGGTATTGGTGCCCTAAAAAAATCAATCACCGCGTTTGCTGCTGAAGACAAGGCTGTAAGGCAATTAACAGTATCGTTAAACAATTTAGGTTTAGCCTACAACGTTCCAGCCTTAGAAGCGTTTATCAAGCAAACAGAATTAGCCACAGGCGTTTCGGGGGAACAATTACGCCCAGCCATACGTGATCTTGTAGCAACTACGTTAGATGCCGAGCAAGCAACCCAATTACTAAACACAGCACTTGATTTAGCAGCAGGCACGGGCGCAAGTCTGGATGCAACTGTTAACGCACTAACAAGAGCCTTTAACGGCAACTTTGCTTCACTAGGAAAAATCCAGACAAGATACACATCTGCCGAACTTGAAGCTATGGGTTTTGCTGAAGCAATAGCAACGCTTAATGCTGAGTTCAAAGGCACATCCGCTGCTGCTGCCGATTCGTATCAAGGCAAAATAGACAGGTTAGGCACAGCTCTAGATGATGCTGCCAAGATTATTGGTGAAGATGTTTTACAGGCTTTAGAAAAGTTAGCAGATGGCGATTTTGATAAAGTGTTATCTGGTATTGCCAATGCTGCCAACTTCTTAGGATCAGCTTTTAATTCATTAGCATTTAGTTTGGCTTACACGCGTGAGTTTTTAGGCACAGGATTTAAAATTGATGCTGGTGAACAGGCTAAATTAGATGCTATAAAGAATCAATTTTTCCCAACGCCTGGCTTTGGTGGAACTAGAGCAAACCCTGCCTTGCTGCGTGATCATGCTAAACAATTAGAATTACAAAAGAAGATTGTTAAAGAGCGCGACAAAGCCGTTAAGTTATCTGAGAAAGACAAAAAGAATCAGGCTGCACTTGCTAGAGCAAAGGCAGTATTTGATTTAGAGAAGATACAAATTGAAGCAGCGTTACAGGGCAAAATTACTGAAGAAGAACGCACACGCTTGTTGCTTATGAAGGCTATCTTAGAAGAAGATGCTGATAAGGCAGAAAAACTATCTGCAAGGCTAGAAACAATACAAAAGCAAACCTTAGAACTAGCAGAATCTTTAACTACGCTTGAAGCAAACGATCCGTTTGCCAAATGGGGCGATTACTTTGATGCCGCTAAAAAGAACATCAAAGATTTGTTTGACACATTAGCTAAGCAACAAATGGCTTTAAATGAATTAATGACAGGGATTGCTACAGGAAAAGCTACAACTAATGCCAATGTATTAGCAGCCAAGACCGATAAGGCAGAAACTTTTTTAGAGGCAGCAAACGCATCGGCAATTTTTGCTGCACTATCTTCAGCAGATGCAGTAGCAGCAGTAGCGCAAGCAGCGGCAGCAGTTGCAGCAGCAACAACACCAGAAGAAGCAGCAGCAGCTCAAGAAGCAGTAGATGCCGCCAATGCTTACGTAGATGCCACAACCCTACTAACGGAAAGCCTTGCAGCAGCAGATTTAGCAGCAGCATTAGCAAGCCTTGAATTGGCAAATGAGTATTTAAATCAATCTATAGAGGCAGCCACTAGCCAAGGATTAGTTCCTGAAGTAAATGTAACTGTTAACGTAGAAGGTTCAGTAATAGCAGCTGAAGATTTAGCTGAAACTATAACTGACATTCAATACGAATATCAAAGAACTGGAAAGGGCTTGCTGTTTAGCAGCATAGCTATCTAATGCCAGCACCTACAATCAGGGTATTCGTTGACTTTGATAGCGATACCGCATTTGAGATTAACCCACTTATCCTAGATAGCCTTACTGAAGGTATTTTAGGTACTAATACGCTTGGCTCTGGCACATTGCCAGTTGAGATTACTGACCTAGTAACAAGAGTAAATATACGCCGGGGTCGCAACCGAATTACATCTAAGTTTGAGGCTGGAACCGCTAACGTAGTTCTTTATGATCAGAATGGTGATTGGAATCCCACCAACCCGAATAGCGCCTACTACCCTAATTTAGTACCCCTAAGGCAGATAATCATATTTGCTACCTATGCAAGCAATGACTACTTCTTGTTCTCAGGTTTCATTACCAATTACGATACTGGCTTTAAGCAAGGCAATGATGAACTAAGCACAGTTACCCTTAAATGCGTAGATGGCTTCAAACTGCTGGCAGGCTCAGCCATAGACACAGTAGCAGGCTCAGGGGTGCAGCTCTCAGGGGCTCGCGTGAATGCCATCCTAGACGAGATAGAATGGCCTATAAGCCTACGAAATATAGATACTGGTGATTCCAGTTTACAGGCAGACCCAGGAACCGCCAGAGATGCCTTAGAAGCCCTATTTACAGTAGAGCAGAGCGAGTTTGGCGGCATCTTTGTTGATGTCAATGGCAAGGTAGATTTTGTCAGCCGTAACAACCTAATATCCAACCCAGCCTTCCCGGTCTATGAGTTTAGTGATCAAGGCGTGGACATCTCCTACACCAATGCAGTAGTAGCGTTAGACGATACTACGCTCATTAATGACGTTACTATCACACGCTTAGGCGGTACAGCTCAGAATGCCTTTGACCAAGATTCAATTGATAAGTTCTTCCTTCATTCAGGCACACGCTCAGGCATATTGGTACAGACAAATGCTGAAGCTTTAAATCAGGCTCAAGGCATCCTAGCCACACGTAAAGACCCTGAGATACGCATAGATAGCATTCAGCTGAATCTCTATGATGATGTTAACCCCAATAAGCCTTTAGCAGGCATAGATATAGAATTACTAGATGGGGTGACAGTTACTAAGACTACCCCTGGCTCATCCAGCGTAGTGCAATCAAGCCTTGTAAATGCCATCCATCACGATATAACAAAGTCATCCTGGATGACTACGCTATACACCACAGAACCTTTATTGGCAGGTTTTGTCCTAAATTCAGATGTATCAGGTATACTAGGCTCAGATAGTCTGAGCTACTAAGGAGAAATATGGCAGGCGCAGGTTATAAGTTGTTTCAGACCGGGGATGTGCTTACAGCAGCTCAAGTCAATACGTATTTAAATGAGCAAACAGTTATGGTGTTTGCTTCTGCTGCTGCTCGCACTAGCGCGCTTACTAGCGTATTAGCTGAAGGTATGGTGTCTTATTTACAGGATACCAATGCAGTTGAAGTTTACAATGGTACAGCTTGGGTAGGCGTTAGCGGTGCAGGCGATATAACTGAAGTGCAAGCTGGTGTAGGTATATCAGTAGCAAGTGGTACTGGCCCGATACCAGTTATTACTAATAGTTCTACCGATCTTATTACTACTGCTGGTGACTTACTTTATGGAACTGCTGCCGATACAGTTGCAAGATTAGGCATTGGAACAGCAGGTCAGGTTCTTAAAGTCAATTCAGGTGCAACTGCTCCTGAGTGGGGTGCTGCTGGTGGAGCTGCTGGATTAACTTTAATTAAAACACAAACCTTTGGAAACGCAGTTACTTCAGTTGCGGTAACAAGTGTATTTTCTAGCGCTTACGATAATTATCTAATTTTAATTAGCGGCGGTGTTATGAGTGCAAGCCTAAACTTGCAATTGCAATTGGGTTCAACGACTTCTGGGTATAAAGAAAATACTTGGTATTTTAGCCCAACCAGTAATACATTTAATGGCGATGGCAACAATGCTGCATCTAATATCAGGTATGCCGCAACCGGTTCGACAGATTCTATGTCTGGACTTGTTTATTTATTTGGGCCTAATTTAGCAAAAGCAACAGCGTATAAAGCAGATGCTATGAGAGCCGTGAATAATGTTACCAATGTAATAACCTGGGGTAGCGAACAATCAAATACTCAACATACTGGTTTTACGCTTTTGGTCGATGGCGGCGGAAATATTACGGGTGGCACAGTTAAAATTTACGGATTTGCGAACAGTTAGGAATATGATGAAAAGACCTATGATTCAAATAAATGATGAAGTTCGAGAAATGAACGATGATGAACTTGCAGAATATGAAGCAAGAGTAGCTAAAGATTTAGCAAATGAAGCAGCTAAAGAAGCAGAGATAAAAGCTAAGACAGAAGCTAAGACGGCAGCCGAAGCTAAGTTAGTTGCTTTAGGTTTAGACCTAGATGATCTTAAAGCTCTCGGTCTTTAGCATAATCTTGAGGGATTGTGCTATTTAAATGCTATAATAAATAGATATGGCAAAGCTATGCAAGGCAGGAATACAACTACGCGAGCAGGTAGATGATGCGTTCCCCGATAGAGATAGAACTTCAGATGGCTGGATCGGTGATAAACGTCATTCAGCGCGTAAGTCCGATCACAATCCTACTGCTGAAGGCATTGTACGTGCCATTGACATTGACGCTGATTTCAGGTCGCACAAAGCGGAGCCCTATGACTTTGCGGATCAGCTACGATTACTTGCCAGACTTGATAAAAGAATCTCTTATATCATCTTCAACGGCAAAATTGCCAGCTACAAACGCAATTACAAATGGAGAAAATACACCGGGATAAACCCACACAAGACACATATACACGTTAGCTTTACTGCTAAGGGCGATACAGATGGCAGTATGTTTCAAATTCCCCTATTGACAGGAGAGCCCTTAAATGGAGCAAGCAAAGGCAGTAGCAGCAAGTTGGGCAAGAAGCTTTTTGGCAGCAGGAATAGCAACCTACCTAGCGGTGGGTTGGGATCTTCAGGCGATTGGCAACGCTGCACTTGCGGCAAGCCTTCCGGTTATCCTACGTTGGTTAAATCCTAACGATACGGCGTTTGGTCGGCGTTGAGCCCGGCCGAATGGGCAGGCTTTGTAGCTGCCATACTTTCCTGCTGTGCGCTTATTGTCGGTGGGCTTAGATACATTATTAGGCATGAAGTGCCGTCAATACTTGAGGCATCAAATATCGTGTCGCGCATAGATAAACTTGAATCAATGGTCTTAGAATTGCTTACTCATGAGCGCAAGAAAAATATCAAAAAGCGAACAAGCCGCTAAGCGTAAGCGGAAAGAAGCCGCTGCGCGTAGAACAAAGGCTGACATTCTCCTACCCATAGATATATGGGCTGCATCAATTGTTGAATGTTATGAAGCCTTAGTCCGTGCTGGATATGGTGAAGATAGGGCGCGCTGGTACATTGAAGAACAGTTGCGTTTACCTGATTGGGTAATACAGAATCCTAATCATTCTCCATATGAAGATGAAGATGAGGATGACGATTAAGCGAATTGTAGTCATATCAGACTTACAAGTACCTTTTCACGATAAGAAAGCAGTTAAGAATGTCGCACAGTTCATCAGGAAATACAAACCTGATGACGTTCTATGTGTGGGCGATGAGATTGACTTCCAGACAATTAGCCGGTGGTCAACCGGTAGGGATGAGTGGTCAGGAAGCATTGGTAGAGATCGTGACGAAACTGTGCGTGTTCTCGCCGAGCTTCAAGTACGACATCTCAGCCGAAGCAATCACGGATCAAGGCTTTACAACTCACTAAGCAAGCGCCTGCCTGGGCTCATTGGTCTGCCTGAATTGACTATAGAGAAGTTTCTACACCTGGATGATTTAGGCATTACCTACCATACTAAGCCATATCAGTTCCATGATGGCTGGGTAATGGTTCATGGTGATGAACAGAGCACCAAGCCACAAGGGGGTTTAACGGCCCTAGAATCGGCTAAGAGGCATGGTTTATCGGTGGTCTGTGGTCATACCCATAGACAGGGGATTTCAAGCTTTACAACGGCTTCTGGGGGCGTTTTAAGGGGTGTTTTGACAGGCTTTGAAGTTGGACATTTGATGGATGAGAGCCAAGCCTATTACACACGTGGAACGTTTAACTGGCAAAAAGGTTTTGGAATCATTTATATAGACCGAAAGCGTGTCCAGCCAGTAGCTATTCCAATAGAAAAAGATGGCAGCTTCCTGGTTGAAGGCAAGCGATATGGTTGAGGATATTTTCCCAATCCATAGAACAATTGATGATCATATGGATAACTATGATGGCGTGTCGTATCTTGACAAATAGCATATAAACCCTTCAAAATAGGATTTGAAATCCTATTTGAAAGGGGTTTAGGGCATGACGATTAAGTATGATCGTAAGTCGGGTGCGTATACCGATGGCAAACACTTTGTGCGAGCTTCATACATACGTGATTACGCTAAAAAGAAACTAGGCATGAGCCAACAACGCGGCAGAATAAGTCGCGCTGTTCTTGCTGCCTATTTTCTTGATGTACATGGGGTGAGTGCAGATGTTGAATGATATGCGTTTGCTTGAGTTAGCGTTATGGTGTTTTCTATTTGTGTTAAGTGCATACACAATCGGTGTATTCATTAAGGAAAAAGGATATAAGGAAGGCTGGGCAGATGGGTACAGGCGAGGGAAAACAGTTGCGAGCGAAAGACATTTTGACTAATGCTAACGACACAATCATTAACAGAGGGTCAACGCATGGTCATTACGACCAAACTATGTTACGAACGGCAAAGCTGTGGGAATCCTACTTTGAAAGACCAATTGAGCCGATGGACATTGCAATCTGTATGGCATTGGTCAAGCTTGCAAGAATCATGGAAACTAAATCAAATCACGATTCTTGGGTGGATGCCGTTGCCTACTTCGCCATTGCCGGAGAACTTGCCGTCAAGGATTGGAATGATCTTAATGCTTTCTAGGTCACCTAAGGGAACTTGGTGTGATTACTGCAAAGGCCGATGGGGCACTAACAGTTTACGTGGACAAACCCAAGCTGTATGGCAAATAACTAGCAAGCGATATGGCAAGTTGATTGTCAGGCATTACTGCCAATCTTGCGCCAATGAAGTTCAAGAATGGCCAGATGGCAGCACTTGGACTTTGAAGGAACAAATTGACTATGCAAAAGGAGAAACACTAGATGTTTAATTTAGCAAACTATGAAGATGTAGATACGAGGATACACAAATTCTATGAAACCTATGAAGACGGCTCAATACTCACAGAACTCATTACCAATGACGAAGAAAAAGGCATTGTTATATTTAAGGCAGTTGCTTATCGTACCCACGTTGATACTGCTGCTTCCGCTATTGGTTATGCGCGCGGTGCTCGCAAGGATAGGGGTGTTGATCGCGATTTTTGGTTTGAGAATTGCGAAACGAGCGCAATTGGAAGATGCCTGGCTAACCTCGGACTTAGTGCTAAAGGAAAGCGAGCAAGCAGCCTTGAAATGGCTAAGGTTAATGAAGCTAAGTCAGACACTCCAATACGTGTACGCACAGAAAGTCATAAAGAGTTTTTACAGGCAACAAATCCAACAGCGGAAATAGTATGGGATACCACTATTGAGCCACCGGCTGATTTAGATCCTGTATTTGACAACGCTTTAGAGCTATTAGCTGAGAAAGTGGGAGCACATCCATTGCCTACTTGTCAACACGGCGCGCGTGTGCTAAGGGAAGGCACAGGGGCTAAAGGTGCATATCGTGGCTGGGGTTGTTCATTGCCATATAAGCGTAAAGCTGAGCATTGCAAGATGATATGGATGATGCTAGGCAAAGATGGAACATGGTCATTTAGGCCAGAAGATGAAGAATTGATAGCGGGGTGATTAATGTGTTAGTAATGGATAAAACACTTGACGTGTGCGACAATTGCAATGAGCCAATAACGGCTGGGTCTACGAAACCTTGCAAATGCCACACATGCCAAGTTAGGACTAACTAAGTGAGTAATCAAAGTCGCAAGCACCGAGGCTATGCAACGCAGCGTATTGTAGCAGAATATCTGCAAGCGCAAGGCTGGAAGCATGCACTACCTGTTGGAGCTGGTAGAGATGGCTCAGACATCACCGGAATAGATGGCCTGGACATTGAAATCAAGGCTAGGACAAACTTAGATTTGTCTGGCCTTATGCGCCAACTTCATGATCGCAAAGCAAACAAAGGGATGGGCGTGGGTGTTCTACGTCTAAATGGTCAGGGTGAAAAATCCGTTGAGCAATACGTTGCTGTTCTCACCTTGGCTGACTTGGTATATTTATTGCAGGCAAGTGGCTACTGAACCTTATCTAATACATCGTTGCAAAGGATGTGGACTATGGATATATGGAAAAAGAGATTACTGCGAGGCATGCAACACGCCCAAGGTTACGCACAAATAACAAATAGATTTGACACTATGAGTATGCTTAGCATGCCAGCAAGCCTGAAAGGCAGCTTGCACGGCAAGCAAGCATTCGCAAGAGCTATGTTTATTGCTGGATTAGCAATTGCACTACTGCCGCTGCAAACATTACAAACTAACGCTGCTGAAAAGCGCAGCTATCATATTATGAATGTTAAATTGTATGCGTATAATCAAATGGAATGGGAGCAGTTTGAATGCTATAACTGGCTTATACATCATGAGAGTAGATGGAACTATAAGGCTAAGAATGGTAGCCATTATGGATTAGGACAGATGCGCTCTAAGTGGTATGGCACACTAGATCCATATAAGCAAGTAAAGGTACATTTAAAATATGTTAAGCATAGATATGATGGTTGTGCGTGTAAGGCATATCAGCATTGGAAGGATAAAGGATGGCACTAATTAGCTGTAAAGATTGTGATAATAAAAGACAAGACATTGAATGTTATTACATAATTGAAACAGGCAATTACCAATGCAACGATTGTTATTGGAAACCATAAGCTATGTCATTGAAGCCATATAGAGCTACTGCTCATTGGAAGAAGATAAGGATACAGGTGCTAAGACGTGATGCTTATACGTGTGCTTACTGTGGCGACACAGCTAATGAAGTGGATCATCGGATTGCAAAGGTCAAGGGCGGCGAAGATACGTTGGACAATCTGGTTGCTGCGTGTAGACGATGCAATATTCAAAAGAAGGATCAAGATGAAGCGGTTTTTTTAGCACAGCGTTCTAC